CTACTAAGTCCACAACCAAGAAGGCTTCTGTCGCGTAATTATATTAAAGAATAAACCCTAATACTATTTAGTCGCTGCCATAACTCAATCGGAAGAGTGCGGGCCTTGTAAGTTCGAAGTAGGGGGATCGAAACCCTCTGGTAGCATACATCCAATTAGCTCAATCGGTTAGAGCGTCGTGCTTATACACCGTATATTCATATAGAGTAACATCTATTAAGGCACGCGAAGGTTGCGGGTTCAAGCCCCGTATTGGATATCTTCTTACATCGCTTGGGGAGGACTGCTTTTATTCACCATGTAAATGAAAGTTCCCAGTATCAGCAATAACGCGATGACGAGGTATCCAAATGGATATTTTTTAGTTTCGTGTTCTTGAGGTTTATCGGGTAATTTTTTCACATTCATGTTGAGTACTTCAATCTTATTTGTTAGCTTTTCCAGAGCTTGAAGTATTAGAACATTCTTGTCTTTTGGTTTTTCTTTTGGGTGAACAACCGTCACTTCTAATATCATATACCATGTACATTTTGGTTTCAGAAGTGTGTACGACATGTCATCTCTATATTCGTAGATGTTAAAGTGTAATTTTTTGATTGAGATGGGATTAAAGTAGTTTGTTTTCCTATCATAACTTTTCCATTGTCTATCAGTTTGTATTGTCGATGACGAGTGTTTGTAATGACTTTCCAATGGTATTCTTTCTAAAATTCTACCATGACGTTCGTCGAGTAATTGTGCTGATTTGGGTACGTCTGGGCATACGATATCTACAAATTCTGCGATATCAGTTTGTTTATGATCACTGTGTGGATTAGCTTCACCGACATCTGTGATGTAAAAGTCGACAATTTTAATACCAAGCACCCTACCCATATTTTCAACGTGGGTGTTTGATTCTAAAGACAAGTTGAAGGAAAATGTGTTATTGGAACCGTTGACATAATTTGAATCGATGACAACGTACTGAACCTTTTTAGGTATGTCGTCGAGTGACAATGACATTCTATCATACGTTTATAATTTATTTTGCTTAAAGTTACATCGGTAATCTTATGTAACGATATGTATTCTAAACTGTCACAATTGAAATATATGAAGCGTAGTAGTTACATCAATGGTGAAAATACAGAGTCATATGATCTTATCATCAAAGACATCGAAAGGATGATTCGACAAGAGGAAGATGAGTTACTTGAAGAGTCTTTGATTGAATCTATGAACAAAGAGTATGAAAATAATATGAAATCTAATTGGTACAATGACAACTTTGATACATGGGTGCCATTACCGGCTCGTCAAAATTGTCAATTGTACTCACTTGCTGAGAGACTTCGGTATTCACAGTGCAGACTTGATATGTTTGAGTATATGGAAAACAAGTTCAAGAAAACGACATTTCCAAATCTAGCAGATCGTATCGAATTTTTTGAGGATTAAAGATTTGGGTCGTATGACATGTACATAATGTCTCAAGCTATTGGTATCGATTTAGGTACTACTTACTCATGTGTTGGTGTGTGGCAGAGTGATCGTGTAGAGATTATTCCGAATGATCAGGGAAACCGTACAACCCCATCATATGTCGCCTTTACGGATAATGAGCGTCTCATTGGAGATGCCGCAAAAAATCAGACAGCAATGAACCCCAAGAATACAGTCTTTGACGCAAAGCGGCTTATTGGTCGTAAGTTTTCTGAAAAGAAAGTACAGGAAGACTTGAAAGATTGGTCTTATGAAGTTGTTCAAGGTTCGGGAGACAAACCTATGATTAACGTTGAGTTTCATGGTGAGAAGAAGCAATTTGCTCCTGAAGAGATTTCTTCGATGGTATTGGTTAAGATGAAGGAGATTGCAGAGTCTTTCATGGGTAAAACAGTAAAAGATGCTGTGGTAACCGTTCCTGCTTACTTTAACGATTCACAGCGTCAGGCTACGAAAGATGCTGCTGCTATTGCAGGGCTTAACTGCCTTCGCATTATCAACGAACCAACAGCGGCTGCTATTGCTTATGGTCTAGACAAGAATAAGGATGAGGATAAGAATGTGTTGATCTTCGATCTCGGTGGTGGTACCTTTGATGTTTCACTTCTCAATATCGAGGGTGGTATTTTCGAAGTGAAGGCTACTGCTGGGGATACTCATTTGGGTGGTGAAGATTTCGACGCACGTCTCCTTCGACATCTGTCTGACGAGTTCCGTCGAAAGAATAAGAAGGATATTTCTGGAAACCCTAGAGCTCTTCGTCGTCTTAGGACCGCATGTGAGCGTGCTAAGCGAACCCTTTCGTCTACTGCCCAGACGATGGTGGAGATTGATTCATTGTTTGAAGGAATCGACTTCTATACGACAATTACTCGTGCACGATTCGAAGAGTTGAACTCTGATCTATTTAGGAAGTGTATGGAACCTGTTGAGCAAGTGCTTCGCGACGCAAAGATGGATAAGTCTATGGTTGATGAAGTTGTACTTGTGGGAGGGTCGACTCGTATTCCTAAGATTCAACAGATGCTTTCAAGCTTTTTCAATAACAAGGAGTTGAACAAGAGTATCAACCCAGATGAAGCGGTAGCTTATGGTGCGGCCGTCCAAGCTGCTATTCTTTCAGGTGTTGACAACAACAACGTCCAAGACCTTCTCCTACTTGACGTTGCACCCGTATCTCTCGGTCTTGAGACTGCTGGTGGTGTAATGACTAAGATCATTGATAGGAATACAACTATTCCAACTAAGAAGGAACAGGTGTTTTCAACCTATTCGGATAATCAGCCAGGTGTTCATATCCAGGTATATGAGGGAGAACGCTCTCGTGCGAAAGATAATCACCTACTTGGAACTTTCGACCTGACGGGCATTCCACCCGCCCCCCGGGGTGTTCCACAGATTAATGTCTGCTTTGACGTGGATGCAAATGGTATTCTAAATGTCACTGCAGAGGACAAGGCTTCTGGTAAGTCTGAAAAGATTGTGATTACCAACGATAAGGGGCGTCTTTCCAAGGAGGAAATTGAACGTATGGTTCAGGATGCGGAAAAATACAGGGAGGAAGACGAAGCTTATGAGAAACAGATGAAGGCTATGAACGATCTAGAAAATTCTGCGTATAGTATGCGTAATATGGTTGAAGGTGATGAGTGTAAGTTTGATGACACAAACAAATCAGTTATAAAAACGAAGGTAGAGGAAGTTATCCAATGGATTGATAACAACCGTTCAGCTACGGTTGAGGAAATCGAGGATAAGCAAAAGGAGCTTACGGAACTTTATATGTCGTGTCAGCAGAAACCAGAGTCGGAGGCTGCCGCAAAGGGTCCAACCATTGATGAGGTGGATTGAAAATATTGACATATATAAATGCCAACGACCAAGCAGTTGAAAAATGCTCGGAAAAAATTAAAGAGGGTTCCCAAACCAAAAGGTAATTCTCCTAAGATTGTTGATCTATTGACGTACATTTTGATTAGGGATGATCCGGTTAAAAAACGTGATAGAAATTTCGTAGAGAGCCAGAAGGAATATGAAAAAATTTACAAGACTAAGACTTCTAGTAAGAAATAAGATCTCGAAATGAGTGTAAGTCACCTTTGTTAATTAGATTACTTAATTTATATTCTTCTTTCGTTAACGCAACGGGTTCGCCGTTGAATGTAGTAAACTTTGACTCCTTATATACTTTGTATAGAGACATATCAACTGTATCAAAGTACATGAGAATCCTGGCTAATATTTCAAAATCTAAAATTGATAGAGCCGTTGTAAATTTACTTCTTGAAAATTCAAACCTACCTTTGTCGTTCTGTTTTAGCAGGTGTTTTTTTATGAAGGCTTCTATTTCCCCTATAGGTTCTACGCCTATTTCATTTGCTCTGAGAGAAAATACCATAAGGTTATCTAATCCATCTGTTATTTTTTTGAGAAATTCTCTTTTTACCTGACACAGAGACATACATTTACGCAACAAATTAAGTTATTGATCGAATGGAACTTCTCCACAGAAATCATATAATTTCTCGATCTCTTTTTGGCTTACTTTATGCTTGGTAGAAGAAGGGGGCTTCACATTTTTCTTGACACCTGACTTACGAAGTTTCTTCTTGGGAAAGAGGGGTGTCAAAAATTTAGTGATGAGAGTATTCATTGTTAACTTTTCGTGTCAAATCTTTAACGGTATCTGATATAGTTAAAGACAATAGGGTCCTAATACGAAATGCTACCCGGATTGGGAGTTGGAACAATCATGTCTGTATTAGCTTTGTGTTCTGGTACACCATTAGAACCCTTACCCCTTCTATATATCATGGCATCTGCTCGATGGGCGTATGGTGCTGATAGGTATCTAGATGGTAAAACTGAAGATACACCAGAGTCCATAACAGCTGCGTTGTTAACAGCAAATCTTATACTTTGGTATGCTGACCAGTCTAAGTATATACCACCCGAAATCCTTTGTATTTTGATTTACCCTTCATTCAAACAGAGGTTACCTTTACTAAAACCGTTCTACGTTGGTACATTTTGGAGTGCAGCCATCACAGTTGTACCACATTTGATAAGTCATACTGAAATTGTTGACGATCAGGTTATTGCTATGGGTCTTCTTGCTGCCAGTGTGTCTAATTCAGCCGATATAGAAGACGTCGAAGATGACATAAGCAATGGCATATACACAATTCCGGCAAGGTTTGGCATCCTACCTACTCGTGTCATCTCGGGTGGTTTATTTCTGGGATCTGTGTACAAGAGTGGTATAATACCTCATGCACAGAAGACAGGTATGGGTGGACGTTTGTCTAAACG